TTATTTGCTGGCGGCCATTTGCAGAGCGATTCGGATGCCCTCACTCGCCTTACCGTTGCCGAGTTTTTGGGCGATCTCCCAGCTGGCATCGTCGATGTAAATGTTTCTCCGCTTGCCGCCCTCCATCTCCTGGGGGCGGTGTGCGGGGCGCTTAATTTCCGTATCTTCGGATGATTTCTTTTTCATTCAGTACACCCCAGTCTCTGATTTCGTACCAGCCCGATACATGGCCGGGGCTGCGCACATACTCAATAACAACGCCGTAGATTCGCTCCATGTCAGCCAGGTGCCGAACAAAGCTGTTCCGGCTCGTGCCCAGCTCTGCGCAAATGTCTGTGCTGTTCACGGATCTCGTTGCTATCATCCCGGCAATCCGGAGCCAGTCTGATGCGCGACCCCCTATTTTCTGCCTGGGGCGCATTGTTCTACCGAGGCTCATAGCCTCCGGCTCAATCGCTGCATTCAGATTTTCAGTGATCCAGGCGTTCAGCTTTTTGCCCTCGCTCTGCGCCTGCTTAACCCAGCGGGCCTTGTTCTCCCGCCGGGTTTCGAAGTGGATGGCTGAGGTTGGTGATTTCATAGCAATTTACCGCCCCGCAGGGCGGCTACCGATCAGTTGTACCAAGCCCAAAAATCCTGAACTCCGCCCTGGCTCATGAGGTAGTGAGCCCGCTCTTCGTCTTCTGCGCTGTCAGCTTCGACAAAATAGGTCAGGCCTGCATTTTCGCCCTCTTCTTCCAGCTGGAAACCTTCGCTAGCCAGAGAGCCGCGAACGTAGTCGATGTAGGCTTCGCTGTATTCGTCGAAAATGCGCTCGTTTTCTTTCTGCTCCGCCTCGCTTGCGGCAGGAACATCCAGAACTGATTGCTTCAGGGTTGCGAGGTACAGGGTAACGGTAGTAGTCATGATGTTTTCCTTTTAGGTCTCCGGTTCCGCCGGATCGGTGGGTTGATCTGCTCAACTCCATGATTAGTATTATACACACATAACTAAGGGGCGCAACACTTTTGTGTGTATATTTTTAAATTATTCTGCCGCCACCTCAACCCATCTGATTTCTTCGTGCCCAGAATCGTAATTGCTCGTCATTTTGGCGGTGGCGTGGCCTGCCAACTTCTGCGGATCAACGCCCTTATCCTTCAGGTTCTTGATGCCCAGCGCGCGGATCTCGTGAAACGTTGGCCGCTCGTTTTCCGGCACACCATCGAACAATTCGGACTCGTCCCGAGCCTCGGCAAATGCCCTGGTAATCATTTGCGGCTTAACCTGCGTCCAGTGATCCATCCCCGCCCTGTCTTTGATCTTGCGCTCCGGCCTGCGATGCACCAGGTACGGGCTGGCCAGATCATCACGGCAGCGCTTTATCACTTTGTCGAGCTTTGGCCCCACGGCAATGGCCAGGTACCCAGTATCGTATTTCTCGGTCTTTTCCTGCACCACGAATAGCCGCCCGTCCCGCACATCATCAAACCGCATCCGGGACACGTCACCGCGCCGCTGCAGCGTAATCAGCGCCAAATCCATGGCATTCTGCGCCCATCGCGGGCAGCGGGCATGTATCGCGTCGTACTGCGCCTGAGTGAGCCGTTGCCTGGCTTTCTTTTCCCTGCGCTTCAGCGTTGCCTCTGCAGGGTTGTCTGGCCTAAGTCCGCGACTCACCGCCACTCTGAACAGATCCACCGCCACCTGCCGAATCTGGTTTGCGGTTCGGGCTGAGTGATCTTCAAGCAGCTTCGCCAGATCCTGAACGTCCACATCTTCAACCGCGGTGTCGCCCATCGCCGCGATCAGCTTGCGCATCTGCACCTGGTACATTTCCAGAGTGCTCTTCTTGTACTCACGTTCTGGGGCGATATTCTCAAGCCACCACTTCGCATGCTGACGGACTGTCACCCGGCCAAGCACCTTGCCCACCAGATCGTTGTCCGGCATCAGCATTGCGTTCAGCTCTTTTGCGGCTGCGATAGCTGCGGCCCTGCTAACCCCCATCCCGTGGAACTTTCCGGTTACCGGATGGCGATACTGGTACGACTTGCCGCCGTTGCTCGAATACAGATTCGGTGGCAACGCCCTGTTCTTCGGTCTGCGTGGCCGTGGGCTCATGCTGCCAGCACCTTATTCACCAGCGGGTTGTTCGACACTTTCAGGCGGTCCAGGTCAACGTAATAGATGGTGCCGATACGCTGCCCAGGCAGCTCACCTTCTTCGATGCACTTTTTCAGCGTCTTCATGTCCGGCTCACTCCCCTTCTCAAAGTACCGAGTCCGGAACTGGGTTGCTTTCATGAGTTTCACGACTACTCCTCCTCCGGCGCTGGCCGTCGATGCTCAAACTGATACCGACATCCGCTGCATCGGTCATCGGACCAGTCAGTTAGTACACACGGTCGATTCGGTAAAATTGCTCTCTTTCCCGCCGGATGCGCGCACCGCCCTCGATAAAAGTGGATGCAATTAATGTTCGGCTGATAGCCGCCTCGATGATGGCGAGCACGAGGTTGGGGCACAAAATGGTCTGGCCTTGTCACTTCTCACCTCCCGCCCGCTCGATAAAAATCACTTTCGCACGTGCCGCTTCGGCCAAAAGAAGTGCGTCCAGGTGTTCGGAAAGCCGAGCCTTCAGCTCTTCGGTCAACTGCCTAGCGGGACTAAAGGGGGCCGGCACCGGTGCCAGATGGCTCACCGTCTCGGCTATCGCTTGTCGCAGCTGGGCATTGGTCAGAGTGCTTATCTTCTGGGTCGCTTGCTTACTTCTGCTCACTTTTCACCTCCAATTTCCCGGCTAACCCGCTTCATCAGGTCGCACTGCTCTTTGCTCTGGACTGGCGGGAAGGCAAGGAATAGCTCACCAAGTAGTGCGCGCACGCGCTCAAGCTCTCCCCAGGCCACGGTCTCCGCGTCCATCGCCGAGTCTTTTTCTGTGCGCGCCTCAGCAATCAGATCTTCAGCCTTATCCGCCCGGATATACTTCACCGCCTCGGCAGGATCACAGGCATAGGATGGCGCTGGATCGTCGCACCACACCATGCATGGCGCTCCGTCTACGTCCTCGCCCGGAATTAAGTAGATGATTTCTGGTGTTTCGGTCACTTCTCACCTCCCGCCCGCTCGGCATCCAGATCCATCCACTCAGTAATCCGCTCGCTCACTGGTTGCTCAAATTTCGTCGGCTTTCGTGGCCCGTTTCGCATGTAATTAACCAGCGATTCGCTGACTTCGCGGAAGTGCGTTACTCGTCCACTCTCATGCTTAACAAGGATTCCGTTCGGCGCTTTCCTGCTCGCTCTGCGAGGCTCCGGCAACCGATCCTCACACCTAACCCACCCATCAGCCTGGGGCGTGGTGGGGGTGGAGAGATTCATGGCCAGCTCGCAAATATCGATGGCGTATTGCCCCGAATTGATACCCATCTGTCGCACGGATTCCGGCACCTCATCATCTAACGTTGAGCGTGCAAAATTGGCGGCATTTTCAACAATGATTTTGAATAGCTTGTCCCATCCGCAGGGGTATGGGCACTCCGGCACGGCGGGCTGGGGCTGGGTGTAGAGCGCTCGGGTATCATGCTCTGGGCTACCATCACACTTTTCCTTCCAGCCTCTACTGCAGTCCATCCAGTCCGTTACGCCTATTTCACGCCACTGGTACACCGCCCTCGCACCCTGGCCACCCTGAGCGCGGGCAGCTTGCCACCCCATCCACTGCCCGTGATATATCTCGACATCCTCAAACCCGGCTGCACCTGGCAGCGCGTCGTATTGCTCGCTGATATCATTCCAGTAGATTCCTGCCGGTACCGGAAACCTCTGCTCAAACAATTCGCGCTCGCGAACCCTGGTTTCTTCGATTGGTTTTAGTTCGATGTTCATTTCTCGTTTCCTTTTGAGGCTCCGGCAATGACTTTTCCGTCCGGTCCTGCTTGGTCGATGATGCCTTGCCGCTGCATTGCTTCGATCATCCTCCACGCCCTGTTGTAACCCAGTTTCAGCTTGCGCTGGACGTAGGACACGGATGGCCGACCTCTTTCGATCACAAGCTGAACCGCATCTGAATAAAATGGATCTGTTGAGCCATCCTCATATGATTGAAGTTCGCTCACACCTCACCCCCAAACACCGTAAACCGGCACTGGCCCGAATCAATCGCCGCCCGTAGGCTCTCATCGTCTCCGAACTGGATCACCAGAGCCTTCGGAACCTCCATACCGAAAGCGTCCGTGATGTCTCCGGCCAGAATCAGGTTGCCCTGCGACTTTTTCGTGGCGTCACGAAAATGATCTGAACTAACAAGGTTTTGTTGACAGTTGCCAAGACTGCCTCTGGCATTCCACCCCATTCGCACCATGCGCCGAGCTTCCGGCCCAATGCTTTGTAAATGTTCCAGCTCGTACTCTTCAAACGTCATAACCACCCTCCCAGCCAATCGGCATCATGAAACCCGCAGCTCTGGCATGCCCACCCCCACCAAAGCGCTTTGCAATCTCGCTCACGTCCATGCCGGTATCCTTCGAACGCAGGCTAAACTTGCGGCCATCCGGTGTATCGAAGTAGCTGGCGGAAAACAGCTCACCCTCAGCCATGATGTTCCCGGCATCAGATGCAAACATGTAGGGCACGTTGGCCACCGGTACCGAGTAACCACAGATCATCATCCGGCGCTTGGTGGCTTTCAGGATGTCGTCCAAATCCTTGTTATGCTTCCGGCGTAGGGTTTGGCCCATGCGCAGCATGAACTCCAGACCCTCGTCGTCTTCCACAGCCGTGAGAATGTTTTTCCACACTTCAAAATCGAAGTCATAAGAGAACAGAGCGGCCGACAGCTCTCGGGTACCCTTTAGCTCGAACTTCCACAGGTCACGATCTTGGATGTAGTCGATCAACCGCGGGCGGTCCTCGTCTGGAAAGCACCAGTCCCATGTAATTGCAGCCCCAGAGCGGGCCATATCAAACTGACCGTGGACGCGCCCAGCATCAAGCAGTGGCTGAATATCTGCCTCAGCGGTTTTGTGGTGATCCAGAATCGTGACGCTCTTAGCCTGTGCAATGATCTGCTCCAGCACTGGCAGTTTGTAAGAGAAATCCACCAGCAGAACGTCATGGCCTGTGCAGTTCGGCGGGGTCTCGCCATAGGCTGCTGGCACGAACTCAGGGCGGCTATCGGCAAAGCGCAGCCATACAGCTAGGGCAGCCCCGAAACCGTCCGCACAGTTCGCGTGGTAGATGCACAGGGTTGGTTTGATTAGGGTCTTCATTCTGATTTTTCCTTTTGTGACATGTCACGATCTTTATAAACGAGCGAAAGCAGGTACTCGGTCTGGTCTGTAAAGCCCTTTTCCTTAGCCTGCTCCGCAATCACTGAACGCTCTATTGCGGACAGCCGCATCGTCAGGTTGGCCATACCAAGAATCTGGTCACGATGCTTCTTGCGAACTCTCTCATTCCGCTTGCGCTCTGCATCTGTCAGGGCCATGGCTATCACCTCCCATGGAACGCATCGTGTTTATCCAATGGCCTGCTGCTTACAACGCGCGAGCAGATCAGGGTCTGTCCGCCTCTCACCAGGGGCATCTCACGCGCCTGGCGGATCGCTCCGGACTCAGCTTCACGATCGCCTGCAGCCCTGAGATAAATGCTGCGTGTGGCTTTGATCTTCCGGGCTCCCGGAGCCCGGTAACCAACCAGAACCTTCCACGGCCATGGCTTCTCTGGGTCGATCCTCAGAGGGTGGTTATCTGACAGCTGGTACATGCTCAACTGATCCATCATGCGACTCCCGCTGCTAACGCCATTTCTCTAACGGCATAGTCTTTGTTCACTAAGCCCCGGGACTTGTTACCGACAACTGCTGAGTTGACCCAAACGGTTTTGTTGGCGAGCCGCCGAATATGCCCTCTGCGAAGATGCACACGAGGTGATCTGCCAGTGCCAGAGCGTCCACAAGATCCGTTGCCTTCGGCCTGCGCAATGGTTAGAACTTTGTAGGAATAGAATGGTGGCTTACCCTTGCCAGCCCGCTTCTTGTTGAGGCGCTTACGTCCGCTAGGTGCTTCAGATATTGTCGTATTAGAACAAGCCAGCGCACATAGCAGCTGAACCACCACAGATCGTACAAGCCGAACCATTAGCTGAAATTCCGAAAAAAGTTCTCGTACAGAATTATTCAAATCGGCGGTCACACTGCCGTGCGCTAAAGTTCCTTCCGCATAGTTATCTTGTATCCTCAAAGGGGAGAGGATCCACCTAGGTTCGGGGTCAACAACTTGTAAGAACGTAAGAGCAACAATTACATCGCTGTCGTCGCACTGAATGGCAAGTACGACATACTTATTAAAACCTTCACCAGGGAGACCCTCCCATTCGATGGCCATCGAGCTGAACGGCAACCGCTGACCATGCGCATATTTCTTGTATATCTGACGAAGATCATCGCCATCAGAAAACCCGGCTTCAGGAAGTACCATGCCACCCGGAGGCAGTCGAAATTTCACGCTGTCCTTTATTGCTCCCCGCAACTTCGCGGCCATCTCAGCCAGTGGGGTTTGCGGATCTAACTTATCGAGATCGGACAATAGCTCAGTCACAAAGTAGGTGTGATCCATCACATATCCCCCATCACAGCCAAAGCCTTTCGCCCTGCCTTCAGTAGCGCCTTGCGGTGGCTAATCTTCTCAATGCCCTTGGCATTCATGTGGTGCAGGGTTTCCGCGATTGTTGCCAGCGTTGCCACTGGGCTAGTCGTCGCACTCAGCATCAAACTGATTTCGCAGTCGCTGGCGGATGTGCCTATGACCTGCTCTGGTGTTTTGCTCACGCTGCTTTCTCCCGTTCTTCCAGATAATCCCTATTCGATTGCTGCCAAGTAGCCTTTCGGCTCTCGCTGTACCCGGGCCCCGCCATACGCTCAATCGTTCGCCGGTCATTGCACACCTGGGCGATAATCTCAGGCGGTGCGTAGTAGTAGTGCCAGAGCTCCACCGGGTCATCTGGCTTTCGGCCAGACCATGTTTGCGCGATCCATCCCATATCAAACACTTGGTCGGTGCGCTGGCTGCTTAGCACATCGGCGCGCAGCTCGTGGTAAGCGCCATCGATGTCGCCGATCTTGCGGGCCGGCAGGTCAAATGTTTGGCTTTCCATCCACATGGCCCCATCCGGAGCGCGACACAGCGCCCGCACACCGATCATCCAGTTGCGCGGGTGGCTCACCAGGTGATGTGCCAGATCCTCGCCCATGGGGCACCAGCCGCCCATACGCAGGTACGTTTGCGCCGTGGTGTACTGGAAGCCATCTTTTGGGCTCAGCAGGCCTTCCCATGTGAACAGGTGGCATGTGCCGAACAGTTTCTGATCCCGCGCTCGGTTGCTGTTGCGCTTGCGTCTGGGCTTAGCCATTACGCCACCTGCCCTATGTACCGATCAGCCACCAGAGACATGGCCTCAAAATCACCAGGCCACTGAATTTCAAATTTCTGGCGCGCCACAACGAAGAACAATTCACCGCGCTCGATAACTAAAGAGGCATTTTCCGGCACTTGCTCCTGAAGCTTTTCCAGCAGCTGCAGCACATCGGTGGGCTCTGGGGACTCTGCGCAAACCGTTTCACCATTCAGCCCGTTGTTCGGATAGCCAGAAAGATCGAGCATTTCCCGGCCCACACCGGTGAGCGACCAGCGCCCCGGGTTGTGTTTGGCGATCAGCCCGGCCTGTTTCATATTGCCCAGGGCTGCGCTCATCTGCTTGCGCGTTTCAAATTCCTCAAACTCCGCATGCAGATCGTTGGTGTGAGATTCCCCGTGTTGCTTCAGGTAGTGCAGGATCTGCATTTCCTGCACTGCCAGGGGTGAGTGGTTGTTAGCCATTACGCCAATTCCTCTTTTCTTTTCCTGGCGACCATTTTCAGCCTCGCCATCGTTATCAGTACGTCCATGCCGCCCTCAGGCAGGCTACCCATTGCCATCCACCGGTTAATCACCGCGTTTTCTCCCCGTGTGACAGCTACCAGGTTGTCAGGAGCAATGTTTGTTATATCCATGTCCCGGAACCGGACAATATGCCCTTTGGGCAATGGCCCGTTGTGCTCTTCCCAAACGATCACATGCACAAACCTCCAGTTTTTATAGCTCTGGCCCTTCGGCGCATCGTCTCGCACTTTGCGTTTGCGGTAGCCGTATGTATCTATAATTTCCGTGCCCACGGGCTGGTGGTTCTGGGGCAAATTCCCAGGCTTAAACCGGGTCTCGATTGAGCGCCCACCACTTACAAAGTTCGCGCCCTTGTTCCAGGTGTTGTGGCCCTTTCGGAAACACCCGGGCTTTTCTGCCGCCAGGTACTCTGAAGATTTCTTCAGGCCGAGAACCCGCCCGCGGTTTTTGATCGATGCATAAGTGCGCCCGAGCAGCTTTGCGATCTTCCGGTTTGATGTGTGCGGGTACAGTTCCCGCAGCCACTGGTCCTGCTGTGCTGTCCAAACCGCACTGTTCGTTCGAGCCCCCACGGCCTTAGCCCTTAATCTCAAGCATTTCGGGCATCTTGTGGCTGTGCCCGTACTCGATCTTGAGCTTGGCTGCGTCGTACACAAGCCGCGCGTTAGAGACGATCTCTTTGCTGACGGTTGTTACCGACTGCGCCCGCTTGATCTCGGTTTCCAGCGCCTCTCCTTTGAGGTTTGGATCGTTCAACCGCGCCAGCTGGTCAAACAGCGTTTCATTGAGATTACTCAGCCCCTTGGACATCACTCATTTCCTCCGTGGATTCCCGATCAATTTGTTTCAGCAGCTCCTCGGCATTTCGCAGAGCCGCCTGGTATGTGTTCTGAGCCGCAACGGCCATCTTTGCCATTGCGGCCAGGTCTTTCAGCACCTCGTGCAAATCATCTGCATGCCGGTTTTTGGCTGTTTCGATCACCAGAGGTACCTTGCGGAGCTTGTAACGCTCCACCTGGTCTTGCAGGTCTGCACCAGGCGTGAACACAGTTAGCAGCTCTTCGTCGCCTGGCCATATCAAGCCGTATGCATCAGCCATTGCTCACCTCCCAACGCTCCGCGCCATCCTGTTCGTTGCCGCCAACTGCCTCCCACTGGTTACCAGCCTCATCAACAGCGATGCAGCCCGGCACGTAGGCCTCCGGCCTTGGAAAGTCTTTGGCCCAGCCCGAAACATCGTTGCCAAACAGGACGACATACCCGCCAAACAGGCCCCGAACCTCACGGTAATTATTCGCTTGCTCTCTCCGGTTGCTCATGCCCGCTCCTTTTGCTTTCTCAGGTAAATTTCCTCCCGGTCTACCGAGATGGACCTGTCTGCAATCACCCCAAGCCGCACCTGAGCGCCCCGGTTTTCAAGCACTACTACTTTTGCGGTCTCTCCGCTGGCGGTTTCCATCACCACAGCTTCCCCGGGCAAGCGCGTTAGTATCAGCATCTCTATCCCCTGCTCAGGCGGCGCCTGGACCCGTTTGTGCATTAACGGCCCGCGGCCTGGATTGCATGCGCACCACGTTGCTCTGGCCTTCGGCTGGCGAAAACCGGAACCGGTTGTGCTCCACGAGCTTCATGTCGCACTTGATCTGAGCAGCAAATTGCATCAGCGAAATGATGGGCGTGTTGTCTGGCAATTCGATGGTGATCGTTCTCATGATTGTTCTCCTGGTTATGCGTAGTTGGCGCTGATTTGTTTGCGCCCGATGCGGCTGGCGGTCACTGGTGGCCGGGATGAGCTCACTGACGATGGCCGGCTGCGCATAGCAGGCACGGCAGCAAACACCAGCAGCGCCCAGGCAAGCATGCGAGCCCGGAACAGGCCCTGCATCCAGCCTTGGCTGATGAGGTCTACACGGCTGTGTGCGTGGAATTGGTCTTTGGCTTCGTCGAGGTGCCAGTTAACGGTGTCTGGCGAGATGCCCAGTTCCCGGGCGATTTCTTTGGCGCTCATACCTCTGGCCGCCAGCATGACGACTTCGGCGCGGCGTGGCGGTAAAAGCGTGTTGTCCGCCAGCTCTACGAGCATTCTTGGATAAGTTGGTTTTTGTCTGCGACCCATGCTGTTGTCTCCCTGATCAACGCTATGGGTAAAGATTACCTTTGGGTAAATACTCCAGTCAATACCTTTGGGTAAACTTTTTTGAAAAATATCTACCTGACTCGTTTCAATGAGTGTATTGCACCGAAAATATGAAGGATGCCGCAGGATTTACTGTCATCTGCCCGGCGGGCTGACGTAGGAGAAAAGGTTTTCTTAATGCATTATAAAACCGCCAGCATCATTTAACTGGCAGGGTATCAACAGTGCTGGCGATAGCGATATTTAGCGGCACTTGGATCTCACGTACTTGATGGCATCAGAGCCACCTGTCAGTTTAACCGCGAACTGAACCCGCCCCTCGCCGTACCATGAAAACTCTGCAATCATCGTGGGGTTCGTTTCCAGTCGCCGGATCACCTCCGCGCTATCATCAAACATTAAGAAGCGCGACCCATGATCCTGAGTGAAGCCATGGGTAATGATGTCGCCACTCCAAAGCACTTGAGCCTGGATTTCTGAATATTCATCGCGCAGATCGGCGCCGAGCATGTTTGGCGAAGTGGAAAATACAAAATAAGCCCACTCGTGATTGCTGCTGCAGCCGATAGCGAGCTTCATCGTGGTGTCATGATACGGAAATTGCATCGGCCACATAGGGGGTATATTTGCAGTTAGCACGTAAAAAGATTTGCGCCCGCGCATCTCGTCAAAAGCCCGCGTCTCTGACCATCCAGAAGGCAGGGTTGGGGGTTTAGGCGCCGGCGTTGAGTAGACCCGGGAGAAACACTCCTTCCGCTGGGCGGAATCGTCTATGGACAGGCATTCCGTCATATCAATTTCTTGGGCCGACAACTGGACTGAAGCTATTGATATGATTGCTGCAGCCGCCCAAACTGACCATCCTTGCATAATAAATCCCTTCCCTATCTTAGAACCGACCACCAAAAAACCCGGCCAATGACCCGCACGCTGGCGACCATCTCATCGGCTGTAATTTCTTCAACAGGATGCTCGCCGGCGTTTTGGCTAACGATCTTTAATCCACCGCCAGGCCTGCGATGCAGGTATTTAACACGCAACATTCCGCCGTGATCGATAGCGTATATTTCGCCGTCCCTAATTGTTGTGTCACCGGTGTCCACACCTACGCAGGTTCCGTCGGGCATAACCGGCTCCATGGAGTTGCCGCGAACAAATGCGCAAGCTGCATTTTCTTTCTGTACGCCAGCTCTGGCCAGTGTGGATTTCGCAAAGCGGAGTTTGGCCCCGTGATTCTCAACAACTTCCGTCTGGCCCGCGCCTGCTGCCAGCTCTACTTCCCGGAATAACGGCAACTCAACCTCATCGTCGTCCAGTGGTGTTTTACTGTCCCATGCATCCATCCGCCCGAAGAACTCCAACTCATCGGCTCGTTTGCCGCCGCTCTCCTTTGGCGTTCCGGTAAAAGCAACCCCAGGGTTTGCGCCATAATCCGAAAACCCCTCACGAACCTGACTTCCGATTGCTCTGTGCGCTTCATCCAGAACTATTGCTTGATCCAGCCATCCCTTGCGGAGACCCACACTTTCTTCTACATGCCGAGCGAACCCCTCACCAATGTTCTTTGTCCCCTTCAGGACTCTTGAAATGTAATCGGGCTGGCGGTCTATAGCGTCAGCTAGCGCCCGTTGTTTGCCGTCAAACTGGCTGCGAATTAACCGTGAAAGGTTGTCCCTGCGGACTTTATGAATATCCATTTTGCAAGGATATTTGGCGATTACTTTCTGGTAAATGTCCTGCGGGTTGACAGGATAGTTACCCGTGGGTAAATATAGCGCGCATGGACCCATTAAAAAGTTACCTCAACAGCCTAACGAGAGCCGACCAGGAAGCGTATGCAGCCGCATGCAACACCTCGCTTGGCTATCTCAGAAAGGCAATATCAACCGGGCAAAGACTTGGCGTCGAGCTTGTGGTTCGTCTCCACATAAATTCGGGCGGCAAAGCTAACGCCAGAGATATTCGTCCAGATGTTGACTGGGATCAGTTCAATCTGATTTCCCCGCCCCGCGGCGACGAGGCCGCCTGATGGTTTCCATTACACCACCCCGGCACAACTCAAATACCGAGGTGACTGGTGGTGGATATGTATACAGGTGTATGTGCAAGCGCGAGCTGCAGCGCAATAAGCAGCCGGTAAAGCTGGTAGTGCCGCCATTTGAAACTGGGAGATAGGGTCCCGGTGAAGAACGCCAGCAGCATGGGCCGAAGGATCCCGACCTTGCCGCCCCGGTGACCGTGCCGCCTGGCTCTCGTAAGGAGCCCGTATCTGGAAGGGTTACTTGCCCCGTTGTGGGAGCGGTAAAGCTGTAGCGATAGCCCTTCACAGATGCGCAGATCGGCTGGCGTCGTCGCATCAAGCATGTTGGCGAGTGAGTCCGGCCCGGCAGTGCATCAAAGCAATGACAGCTGTGAACTTGTAAAGCAATACGACCCCGGCCTCTGCCACCAGGTACGCCGGGGTTATCTCAAAAAAAGGCAAAACGTGACATGTCACGAAATGCAGTAGCTAAGCAAACCGACCCGGAAGCACCACGAAAGTGGCAAGTAATGCTGCCGTGGCCAGCCCGGGAACTGAGCCCGAACGCCAGAGTGCACTGGGCCAAGAAATCCACAATTGCGAAGCGCTACAGGCACGCCTGCAAGATTAAATCCCTGCAGGAGATCCAGGACGCAGCCTGGGATGTGCCAGCACTGCGTGACGTTGTCGAAGCTGGCGGACGAGTGCACCTGTTCATCGACTTCTACCCTCCAGACCGGCGGCACCGGGACGATGACAACGTAATCGCATCGTTCAAAAGCGGGCGTGATGGGCTGGCGGATGCACTGAAAATTGACGACAGCAAGTTTCGCATTCATCCGTTTTTCGATCCTGACCAGCCCATGAAGGGCGGCGGCGTGAAGGTAACGGTAACGGGCTGTATGCCCGCCGAAGGAGACAGGCAATGAAGGTCAACCCAGAAACCATGAGCTGGACAGCGCCCACCACCAACGTGGACGGCACTGAAATCACCTACGCCCTGGAATACGAAGTGGGGCTGGACCAGAAAGGAATTTTTTCGCCCATCGTCACCATCCCGGGCCAGCTGCAGCCGGATAACCGGTATACAGCCCCGATTGCTGACCTGCCCCTGGAGTATGGCGAGCACACGATTGCCCTGCGCAGCTTCGCAAAAGAGGCCCCGGATCGTGTGTCTGAGTGGTCTGAGCCGGTGACGTTTGTGCTGAGTGCGGAGATTCCCCGCGCCCCTTTGGATTTGCGGGTTACCTGAAGCGCTTCTGGCGCTGGCTGGTAGCCCTGTTTTGAGAAGTGAGAACCCAGAAACGAAAAACCCCGGCTCAAACGCTGCGGAAACAGCTCGCCGGGGAAAGTCTCAAGAGGTAGATATTATGACTGATCTGATTTTAAGCGGCAACCGGGAGCAGATCACAATGAGCAGCCGAGAGATAGCCCGGGTTGTTGAGTCTCGGCACGACAACGTGCGCAGAACCATCGAAACCTTGGCTGCCCGGCAGGTAATCCAACTTCCTCAGTCTGAGGAAGTTAAAAACCATCTTGGCCAGACCGTTCGTGAGTACATGGTGGGCAAGCGCGACAGCTATGTGGTTGTCGCTCAGCTCTCGCCGGAGTTTACCGCCAAGCTGGTGGATCGCTGGCAGGAGCTTGAACAGAAAGCAACCGCCTCCCTGCCCGACTTCACCAACCCCGCCGTAGCCGCCCGAGCTTGGGCTGACGAAGTGGAAGGCAAGCAGGCCGCCCTTGCGCAGCTTGAGCAGTCACGCCCTTATGTCGAGTTTGCCAGGCAGGTTGAAGTATCGCCTGGCGCAATATCCGTCGCCGAAGCCGCCAAGATCATCGGATCAGGCCAAAACCGGCTTATGGCTTTTCTTCGCCAGAAAGGCTGGGTGTCTCGCCGAAATGAGCCCTATCAGAGAGTCATCGAGGCGGGCTATCTGGACGTGAAGGTAAACCGCTACAACGACCCAGATAGGGGGCTCAAGGATTCCCTAACCACGCTTGTTACCGGCAAAGGTCTGCGCAAGCTGCAGCAGATGTGGGCAACTCAGCAATCTTTGGAGCTTCAGTAATGAGTCTTATGCTTATGGCTCAGGCCTTTGGCGCTCAAGTTGGCAATGCAGCCCGAAAGCTGGTGCTGCTGAAGCTGGCGGATAACGCCAACGACCAAGGCGAATGCTGGCCTTCCTACCAGTACATAGCCGATCAGTGCGAGATCAGCCGCCGCAGCGCAATGGATCACATCGAAGAGCTGTGCAAATCTGGGTTGATTCAGAAGCGCTCTCGAAAGGGGCCAAAGGGCAACGCCACAAACATTTATATTGTCACGCTTGGTGGTGAAGATTCTGCACCAGATGGTGAAAATATTGCACCACCTAGTGAAAATTCTGCACCACCTAGTGAAACCGTTGCACCACCCCCTAGTGAAAATTCTGCACCCGGAATCAGTCACTCTTTTGAATCTGTCAGTGAACCTGTCAGTGAACCTAAAGACCTTGTCGGCAAACCCGACATTTCTGCTGAGGTGATCGAGTACCTGAATCGTGCGGCAGGAAGAAACTTTCGTCCCGTTCAGGCGAGTATCCGACTCATACGAGCCAGGGCCAAGGAGGGCGCAACTCTGAGCGACTTCAAGGCGGTTATTGACCGCAAGTGTGCAGAGTGGGCCAGGGATCCCCGGTTCTCGCAATATCTTCGCCCCGCAACTCTGTTCAACGCAGAGAAATTTAATAACTACCTGGGCCAGCTCAACGCGCCCATGCCCGCGAAATCTGCGAATGACCGGCCCCGCCACTCCGGGTTCAGTGAAATTGATTACAGCAAAGGCTTGAAGCAGGGGGTGCCCGATGGGGTCGCTAATTTCTGAAGTACTCGGCGTGCCCGATGAGCAAATGGACAAAATTCTTGGCATCGATGATCGCCGGAATGGTCTTTGCGAAACGCACGGTGATTTCATTGATCGTCACCACAGCGGCAAAGGCCGCGCATCTGAGGGCTGGGCTGGTTGCCCGCAGTGCGCGGAGGAGAGGCACCAAGAGCGCATGAGGGAGGAAGAATACCAGCGCCAAATGGAACTTATGCGCCAGCGCGCCCGGCGCTTCGTTGCTCAGAGCGGTATCCCGAAACGCTTTTCCGGAAAATCCTTTGACACCTATCGCCCGGTGAACGGGAAATCCGCCAGCATCCTGCGCAAAATCCGCGAATACAGCGACATTGTAAGCAGCGGTGAGCACGCTGGACGCTCTCTGATCCTTCTGGGCAATGTGGGAAACGGAAAAACTCACCTCGCCTGCGCTCTGCTGGAGGACGTAATCCTTCGCACCTGCAAGCCCGGGCACTACTGGACGTTTGCCGAACTGGTCAGGGATGTAAAGGCCAGCTGGCGGAAGAATTCCGAAGAAAGCGAGCAGGATGTTTATGATCGCTTCGCCAATTCAGAGCTGGCTATTCTCGATGAAGTGGGCATGCAGAACTTCACAGATTTTGAACAGACTGTGGCTTACGAGGCGGTCAATGCCCGTTACCTACTGGAAAAGCCCACCGTAGTCATCACCAACCTGCCCGCCAGCGAGCTCTCTATCTGCCTGGGTGAGCGTGTTGTTGATCGCCTACGTGAGAGTGGCGGCAAGGCGTTTGATTTTGACTGGGATTCATACCGTAGCAAAGGCGCAGAACAATGACCCACTACCAGAAACGGCTGAAGGCCCGTGAAGCAGCCCGGGAGTACATGGCTGGTGCAAAGCTCCGCCGTGACTCCGAGCAGCTGGCGGATAAGGTTCTGGCCGCCAAGTTTGGATGCAACGAAGTAACGATAAAGCGGGTTAAGAACCGTCTGCCCGTAGGCGTTCTGGATGAGGACGACCAAAAGCTGATCCGCTTATGCGCCCGGGAAAAGGCCGAACTGGATCAGAAAATAATCCGACTGACCAAAGCCGCGCTCAGCCGCCAGTACCAGGTAAGCCAAGAGGCCATCAACATTGAGCTTGATCTGATGGGCTTTAAAAGCTCGAGGGTTAAGCGCAAGAAAAAGGCAACCACAGCATGAAGAAGCGTTCAGGGCCATCACTCAGAAAAGAGAAACGACCCCTGAAGCGCTGTCCGCAATGCAATGGCCGTGGCGTTGTGAAGCCGATGTTTTATGAGCTGCCCTGCGACTATTGCGGCCACTCCGGAATGGTGTGCAAGGAGACAGGCGAACCGCTGGCGGAAGATGAACTGAGGCTGCAGCTAACCATTCGCCTGAGGGAGCAGCGAGAAGAGAACGCCAAACTCCGCCAGCAGCTGGCGGACGTAATGGCAGACAGAAACGACAGGGGCTATGGCGCTGCCGGTGCCCGGTACCACGGAGACTGAGATGCTGAAGAAGGCAATCCCCATAAAATCAAAGCACGTGCGCGATGCAGCTCGCGGACAGAGCTGCACCTTGCAAATCGTTGGCGCGTGCAATGGCCAGTGGGAGACCACTGTGCTGGCCCACCTACCTGACGAGAGCCACGGTATTGCCCGCAAAGCGGATGATCTGTCCGCCTGTTTCGCGTGTGACGCCTGCCACTCTGTGATCGATGGCCGGGCCAAGTGGCCAGGGCTTGAGCGTGACTATCAGGATTGGTATTTGCGCCGGGCCCAAATCCGCACCTGGCGAGTGCTTTTGGACATGGGAGTTCTGAGCATTAAGGGGGTAGCGTGACAGATACCTACGCAGTTACACCGGAAGAAGATGAGGCATGGGCCGAAGCGGAAAGGCGCATGGAGAACATCGGGCCTAACGGCAATGACGGCCTGCACTACAAGGGTCAGGAGCCTGGAAGAATCGAAGGCCTTGAGGCCCGGGGCATCAAGTACGACAGCGATAAGCCCATGATGGATCTGATACCGCCGTTGATGGAGATGGAGGTAGCCCGGGTGCTGACAGCTGGTGCTCAAAAATACAGCCCGGATAACTGGCGTCATGTCCCTGATCTTCGTCGTCGGTACATCGCCGCAGCCAAGCGCCACATTAACGCGCTATCCCAGGGCATAAAGAGGGATGAGGAGACAGGCCTGCACCATGCCGCACATGCAGTTTGCTGCTTGATGTTCCTTGGCGAGGTGGAGCTTGAGACCTGAGCACATTGCAGCCAACCGCCTGATTGACATTGCCCTCACCGGCAACCGGCAGGCCTACAAGACAGAGCTCAACAAGATCAGAGCGGGGAGCAGTGATGTGGCTTATGACAACATAACGAGGATGGCGGCACGGCAGTTCAAGATGCAGACGCAGGATTGCAGGTATTTCAGCTGGCGGGCGGAGTGGGTAAATGAACGAAAGCAGAGAGCGGTCAATGAGTGAGCATCCAGACCCAGAGCGCTACTGGAAGCATAGGCGTGCTGGCTATTACTACGGGATGGCCTGGGCATTTGCACAAACGCCATGGTGGGCAGTAATTGAGTTGCTCAGCCCGGGCTCTCTATCAGCCATGGGCGCAGTCATAGGCTGGTCATACGGCATAAGCGGTACTCTGATAGTCAGCTACTACGGGGGCAACATGGCGCAGGAAGTAGCGAAAGCGAAATGGGGACGATGATGATACTCGATGCATTAACCGGCAAGGCCCTGCCCTATGTCGTCAGCGTGGTTGTGCTGCTGCTCTCAACGATGTCTGGAGTGATCTGGCTACTGATGCAGGAGCGCGACAGCCTGAACGAGAGCCTGGGCACACTGGAGCAGGCAAACAAGCAGTACACCGAAACCATCCAACTCAACGCCACAGATTACGATGCACTCCAGGCCGAACTCCAGTTGCGTGATTCCCTGGTATCCCAGGCACTCCAAGCCCAGCAGCAAGCAGAAAGGAAAGCCAATGAGACAGCCGAAAGACTGCGCAAGGCATTGCAGGCTGATGTCTGCGCTAACACTCGCCACCCTGATGCTGTTACTAACAGCCTGCGCCGCCAGCCCACCGGTAGTAAGGACGAAGACTGAGTATGTCTATCCGCCAGCTGCACTCATCCAGCCAACACCGGCACCCTATTACACCGGGAAGACTTGGGGTGATGTGGCGGAGCATTGTGTTCGTGTCGAGTCTGCGCTGGATCAATGCAACGCGGATAAAAAAACTTTGCGCGAGTGGAAATCTTCCGGAAAAACTTTGCGCGAAAAAAAATCAAAAGGTACTCCTGAGCCTTAGCGGCGTACGGGGGCGCGGAATCGCGGATTTCGAGAGTTTTTTGAAAATCATAGGGTTGTTGTTGGGGTCTGGCCGGTGAAGCAGGTAGTGCGGTTATCCAAAGCTGAACAACTGAGACGCTTGAACAAATCTGAGCTGGCAGAATTCTTCGGAGTTTCTGTTCAGGCGGTGGATGGCTGGTGCCGCCGGAACTGCCCGGTAATTGAGCGTGGCGCCCCAGGCAGGCCGTGGGCCTTTGATGCCGTCGAAGTGGCCAAGTGGCGGTTTGGTGTTAAGGATGCGCCGGAAGGTATCGACCCCGACGAGATGCTGCCCAGCGACCGCAAGGCCTGGTATGAATCTGAAACCAAGCGCCGAGCGCTCCAGGTGCAAGACCGTGAGCTTATCCCCGCGCAAGAAGTGGAGCGCGTAGTGGCCACAGCGTTCAGCGCCATTGCCCAGGGCCTGCGCAGTCTGCCAGACAACATCGAGCGCCGCACCGGCTGCACGCCAGACATCGTTGAGGCCATCGACATTGCCCTCGATGCCGAAATGGACGCGCTGGCGGACAAGCTCACTGAGCTGGTGGCGTTGGATCTTGAAGAAGAGGTAACACCCGCATGAGCAGCTATGGCGCCGCACTCCCGATCATAACCGCCGCTGCTGAAGCGTTCCGACCAGCCCGCCGGGTGCCAGTTGCTGACGGCGCGGCTGAAACCCTGCGCATCGTCCAGCCCGGCGGATACACAGGCTATTGGTCAGCAAAAGAAACTCCGTACATGATCGAGCCCATGAACATGCTGGCCAGCCGCAAGCATGAGGCTGTTGTGTTCGTGGGGCCTGCCAGATCTGGCAAAACCATGGGGCTGCTGGATGCCTGGGTGACCTACGCAGTCACCTGTGATCCCGGTGATATGCTTATTGTTCAGATGACGCAGGATAAGGCCAGGGACTACTCAAAAACCCGGATCGACCGAGCCATCCGCCACAGCCCGAAAATGGCCGACCTGCTCAGCCTGCGCGGGCAAGATGACAACACCCACGACAAGTTATTCCGGCACGGCATGTGGCTCAAGATCGGCTGGCCCTCTGCCTCGCAGCTGTCATCGAGCGATTACCGGTACGTTGCCCTGACCGATTACGACCGCATGCCGGACAACGTGGACGGCGAGGGCTCCGCCTACCAGCTTGGGCTGAAACGTACCACCACATTCCTCAGCCGCGGAATGTGCATGGTGGAATCCTCCCCAGGTAAGCCCATCACTGACCCTAACTACAGGCTCGAAACCGACCACGAAGCGCCGCCCGCTGGCGGCATTCTGGGCATCTACAACCGAGGCGACCGCCGCCAATCCTACTGGCCGTGCGTCCATTGCGGTGAGTTCTTCCGAGTAAAGCCGGGCCTTGGGCTGTTCGCGAGCCTGCCCAGTGAAAACGACCTGCTGAAGCTTGTGCGCAGTGCCGATCTGTCGGCCTTGGCCACCGAGCATGCCGTGGTGTTCTGCCCGCATTGCGGTTCCGGTGCCGATTCCCGCGAGAAGAACCGCATGCTGCAGGGCGGGCATTGGTTGCGTGATGGCCAGGAGATCAGCAAGTCTGGCCTGAAATCTGATGGCGGCATACATTCCAGCATTGCCAGCTATTGGCTTGGCGGCGCGTCAGCTGCTTATCAGTCCTGGAACAATCTCATCCTCCGGTATCTGCAAGCGCTGCGTAGCTACTCATCGGCAGGTGATGAAGAATCCTTGCGGGTAACCATCAACACAGACCAAGCCATGCCGTACCTGCCAATGGCCATCCGTGAGGAGTCACAGCGCGGCGAGCTAGCAGACATGGCCGAAGACTTCCCCCGGTACCAGGTACCAGAAAACGCCCGCTTCCTGATCGCCAGCGCAGACGTTCAGGGCGGCCAAAACTCTCGGTTTGTTGTCCAGGTACACGCATTCGGCCCGCACATGGAGCAGTGGCTGATCGACCGCTACGAAATTAAAGACAGTGGCCGCCCCGGCGTAGGCGGCGAGATGTCCCCAATTGATCCGGCAAGCTATCCGGAAGACTGGGACATGCTCACAGAAAAAGTCATCAAAGCGACCTATCGAACAACGCAAGAAGGGCAGGAGCTCCGGGTGCGCTTACTGGTTGCCGACTCCGGCGGTGAAGATGGCGTAACCGAAAATGCAAAACGCTGGTGGCGACGGTTGCGCCGTGAAGGCCTGGGCGACAAGGCCCGGCTTTACAAAGGCGGCAGCGCCGCAGGTGCGGCCATCCTGAAACGAACCCGCATAGGCAGCGAATCCCGTAAAGACGTACACCAGCTGCTGTGCAACCCCAACCTGCTGAAAGACGCGGTATTCAATGCCAGCCGAAGGGCGACCGATGGTAATTCGCGCCTGCATTTCCCTACCTGGCTGGGGGCCTACTTCTGGGACGAGATGCGGGCCGAAATCCGCGAGCCAAACGGCAAATACCGCAAAATTCGCAAGCGCAACGAAGCCATCGACCTTTGCGCCATGATCTGGGCGGGTGCCCTGCACCTGGGCGCCGACCGCATTAACTGGGACAACCCAGCGCAGCCCTGGGCCCGGCCCATCGAGCACAACTCCGAACGCGAAAGCTCAGACGAGCGCCGCGCCCGCCAACCCATACAAAAACAACGCCCGGCACCAAAGCCCCGGGGTATTGGAAAATCAGACTGGAGTGGACGACTGTGATTAGCGACCTGAACTGTGATACCGATACAGCGGTTGAGTTGCACCGAATCCTCACTGCATCGATTATCCGCGGCTTTGCGCTAACGGAATCAGCGGCAGCAGTGTTGGCGGATCAGATCACCGTAGAGATGCGCCGGGAAGCTGGCGGTGGCCCCATCTACATTCCAGGCCCAAACCGCGAAGCCCGTAACGCTAAAATACGCGCCGCCTTCCGGGGCAACAATCACGACGAGCTGGCGAAGGAGTTTAATCTCTCACGAAGGCAGGTTGAGCGGATCGTTAACCGCTGACTCTGCGACAACCCACACCTAAGAATGTAAAAATCCGTCTGGCAAAATCTGGCACCACGCAACCAGATTGGATAGCTTAAAATGACGACGCCGACAGCTTCAGAAATGCTCGCAAAATATCTGGCAGCAGAAGCTGCCGTTCTTCAGGGCCGCGATATACAGTTTGAGGGTCGCCGGGTTTCCAGATCCGACCTGCCCGACATCATCAAAGGCCGAAAAGAATGGGAGCAGCGCGTCATTGCCGAGCGCCGCCGCGCTTCTGGCGCTCCCACCTTTGGCGGCCTAGGCTTTTCCGTAGCGAGGCTGGACCAATGAGTAAACGCCCACAGCCAACAGTCACCGACCGCATTGTTAACTGGTTCAATCCTGTAAGCGGCCTGAAGCGCATGCAGGCCAGGCAGGTTCAGGCCTACTACGAAGCTGCAAAACCAGACCGCACCCGCAAGTTCCGGCGCGATACCGGGGGCCCAAACGTGCAAACGCAACAGGGGGCCGTCGCAATCCGCAACCAGGCGCGGCACTTGGAGCAAAACCACGATATTGCCCGGGGCATCCTGCGCACGTTAATGACTAACATCGTTGGCCCCAAAGGCATCGGAATAGAGCCGCAGCCCCGCACAAAAGACGGAAAAATTCACAAAGAATACGCCGCCGCACTACTGGAAGCGTGGCGCGACTGGCAAACAAAGCCTGATGTTACCGGTCAATACCACTGGGCCCGTATCCAGCGCATGCTGGTAAAGACCTGGTTGCGAGATGGCGAGGCGTTTGTCCAGCTGCTGAGCGGCCCCGTGCCTCTGCTGGATCACGGAACTAAAATTCCGTTTTCGCTCGAAATCTTTGAGCCAGACATGGTGCCCTACTCACTCAACGACACACGCCTGGGCATTCGGCAAGGTATAGAGCTCAACGCCTGGGGAAAACCAAGGGCGTACTGGGTACACAAGCAGCACCCCACAGACGGCATTGTGATGCTGTCCAGCAACAACACCAAACCTGTACCAGCAAGCCGGATCCTGCATATAGCATCAACCGACCGTATCGGCCAGATTCGTGGTGTGTCCGAATTTGCGAGCGTTATTACCCGGCTAGAAGACATCAAGGATTATGAAGAGTCCGAGCGAGTAGCCGCCAAAATCTCGGCCATGCTCACCGCCTACGTGAAGCGCGGCAACCCTGAAATGCTGGATCCGGATACCCTGCCCAGGGACAGCGAGGGCAACATTGCGCCCCGGGAAATCAGCATGCAGCCGGGCACGATCGTGGACACGCTGGAAGTGGGCGAAGAAATCGGCCTGATTGACTCCAAGCGCCCGAACCCGAACCTGATTACCTTCCGTCAGGGCCAGCTCAAAGCCTTGGCAGCGGGCGTAGGCGCAACCTACAGCAGCGTGGCCAGAGACTACAACGGCACGTTCAGCGCGCAGCGTCAGGAATTGATTGAGCAATGGAGCAACTACGCCACGCTTACAGACGAGTTTGTGGGCAACATCATTCAGCCGATTTGGGAAGCGTTTGTAAGGGCGGCTGCTCTTTCCGGCGTAGTCCCCGTACCCAAAGGGCTGAAAGAAGGATCTGCTGACGATGCTCTATTCATCGGCCAGTCCATGCCGTGGATTGACCCCCTGAAAGAAGCCAACGGCTGGGCCACCCTGGTACGCGCCGGCTTTGCCTCTGAAACTGAGGTCATGCGCAAGCGAGGCGTTAACCCGCTGGACGTGCTGGACCAGATCCAGAAGTTCCGGAACGATGCCAAGGATCGTGATCTCGTGTTTGATTCTGATGCAGCCTGGAAGGTCGTCAGTGAAAACATTTATTCGGACAGCTCCGATGAAGACTGAAATTGACGACAAGTTAGACTAAAACCGCGCATCAGCGCTTGGAACCATAGCAGCATCCAAAAACCAAGGGATGCTGTTATGCCTTCCAAGCACAACCCATTCTCGATCAAAGCCCTCGCCAACAATGCCGTCGAAATCTTCATTTATGGCGACATTGGCGACAGCTGGGACGACGAAAGCACTACTGCAGCCAGATTTGTAAAAGACCTGGCTGCCCTCGAAGCCGATGCAATCACGCTGCGCATCAACTCCCCTGGCGGCTCAGTAACAGACGGCCTCGCCATTTATAACGCCCTCAAGCGCCATCCTGCCACTGTAACCGTGGAGATCGACGGCATTGCAGCCAGCATTGCCAGCCTGATTGCCATGGCCGGCGACACGGTAAACATGGCCAGCAATGCGCTGTATATGATCCACGCGCCCTGGGGTTTCAGCATCGGCAACGCCAACGAAATGCGCGACATGGCAGACACCATGGACAAGTTTGCCAGCGCCATGGCTGAAGCTTACGCAGATGGTACAGGCAAAGAGGCTTCCGAGTTCATGGCCCTGATGTCTGATGGCAAAGACCACTGGTATACCGCCGCCGAAGCTGAAGCGGCTGGATATGTTAACCAGGTAACCGAAGCCCTTCCAATCGCAGCCAGCATCGAGAAAACGTTCGATCTCACCCGCTTTCCGAAATTCGCGAAGCAAGCACCAGCGGCAGCCGCCGCAATCAAACCAGAGGAACCAGCTATGCCTGATCCCGTAAAGAAGCCGGCGGCAGAACCGCAGGCCACGGCCCCTACTGAGCCCGAAATCCGCGCCAAGCTGCAGCAGGAAGAAACTGCACGCCGCGAAGGCATAAATGCAAAGTTCGACCTGTTCAAAGGCCGTGAAGACCTAGCGGAGCTGAAAGCTGCCTGCCTGGATGATTTCAAGGTAACTGCTGAGCAGGCTGGCGAAAAGATTCTTGCCAAGCTGGCGGAAGGATCTGAGCCAATCCAAGGCCGAGTGACCGTGGTTGAGGACGAGCGCGACGTTAAGCGTGCGGCTGCAGTAGAGGCCATCATGGCCCGGGCCGGTGTAAACGGCATCAAAGCGGATCGCAACAACCCGTACCGCGGTTACAAGCTCCTGGATATTGCCAAAGACTCTCTTGAGGCTTCCGGCTCCAGCACCCGCGGTCTCGACCAGATGAAGATTGTGGCCAACGCCTTTACTCAGGGCACCAGTGATTTCCCGGTGATCCTGGAAGACGCCATGCACAAAACGCTGCAGACCTCCTACGCCTCAGCATCTGACACATGGTCGCGCTTCTGCGCTACTGGCTCAGTAAGCGATTTCCGCGCCCATAGCCGCTACCGCCTGGGAAGCCTGGGTAATCTGGACAGCCTGAACGAGCACGGCGAGTACAAGTACAAGGCCATCCCAGACGGCGAGAAAGCCACCATTCAGGCAGACACTGTTGGCAACATCATTTCACTGACCCGCAAGGCGATTGTGAATGATGACCTGAGCGCCTTCATCGGCCTGGCCAACATGCTTGGTCGCGCAGCTGCCCGCACCATCGAAGCCACGGTCTATGCCCTGCTAGCGGAAAACAGCGGTAAAGGCCCAACTATGGACGATGGCAAGAGCCTGTTCCATGCCGACCACGGCAATATCGGCACCGCCGGCGGACTTTCGGTCGCAACCCTGGAAGCCATGCGCGTACTGATGGCTAGCCAAAAAGACATCAGCGGCAATGACTTCCTCGACCTGCGCCCGGCAAACCTGCTGGTACCCATGGGCCTTGGCGGCACAGCCCGCGTTATCAATAGCGCTGAGTACGACCCCGACACCAGCGGCAAGATGCAGCGCCCGAACATGGTTCGCGGCCTGTTCTCCGATGTGATCGACACCCCACGCCTGAGTGGTACCGGCTTCTACACCTTTGCTTCTCCCACGGAAGCACCGGTTATCGAAGTTGCATTCCTCGACGGCAACCAAGAGCCCTACCTCGAAATGCAAGAAGGTTTCGACGTAGATGGCACCAAGTACAAAGTGCGCCATGACTTCGGTGTGGCCGCGCTGGACTACCGTGGTGCTGCGTACAACGCCGGACAATAAGGAGAACTGACATGGCTACAAATTTCGTTCAGCCGGGTCAGGTTTTGACCCTCACCGCCCCTTCCGGCGGAGTAACTTCCGGCACTGGCAAGCTGATTGGCTCGCTGTTCGTAGTTGCGCTTCATGATGCTGCAGCTGGTGAGTCATTCGAAGGCCAGCTGACCGGTGTATGGCGCCTGCCAAAAACCTCAGCTCAGGCATGGACTGAAGGAGCTGCGATCTATTGGGACGGCAGCAAGGCGACTACTGCAGACGGATCAGGTTCAAACGCCCTGATCGGCCACGCAGCATCCGCAGCCGCAAACCCATCAGCCACCGGCCTGGTGCGCCTCAGCGCATAACCAGTGGCCTTTTACAGCGCCTTGTTTCGGCAGGGCGCTGCATAAAGGCCATTAAGCAAATAAGGGTCACAATGAACCGAGCATTGCTGAGATCACAACTCGAAAAACACGAAGGCCTGCGCCTGAAACCCTACCTGGACACTGTGGGCAAGCTGACAGTTGGCTATGGCCGAAACCTCGATGACGTTGGCATAACCCGCGACGAAGCGGATTTCATGTTGGATAACGACATCGAGGCAGTGGAGCGCCAGCTTGAGACCGTCTCCGAGTATCGAGCCCTTGATCCAGTGCGCCAAACCGTGATCGCGAACATGTGTTTTAACCTCGGATTTCGAGGCCTGATCGGATTCAAGAGAATGTGGGCCGCAATTGGGCAGGGCAACTACAAAAGAGCCGCTTCCGAGATGCTTAACAGCAAGTGGGCCCGCCAAGTAGGCACCCGTGCCACAGAGCTGGCGGACGTAATGCGCACCGGCAAAGTTAAAGCCCAGGAGCATAGCGAGTGACAAAGATATCGGACGCCTTGGATCACGTACTACCCCAGCCCCCACCTGCCCGGAGAATGAACCGCCGGGAGATCATAGGGCCGGTGGTGCTTGGTGCTCTGATATCAGCATTCGTTGCCATGGCAGGCATGCATGCCACTTACAAAGGCCAGCAGAAAGAAGCAGAGGTTGAGATTTTCAAGGTTGTCCACGCCCGCATGCAGGAGCTGGAAAAGAGCCTCGATAACGTCAAGGCCGACAATCTGAGGCTGACCGCCCAGGTGCTGGAGCTGCAAATGCAGTCTCGTTCAGAGATGAGCGCACACGCCTACTTCTCGGAGTTTCTGCGCAGCTTTCCGCGCCCGGCCTGGGTAAAAAAGATTGAAGTGGCCCCAGACGGTTCTGTTGAGTTCCCCGTTTACCTCATCAACACGCGATATGAGTACATGCACGGGATCACGAATAAACGCTTCCAGGGCAAAACCGCTGATGAAGTTTACGATCCTGCTATCTCTGAAGTCTTCCGGCAGTCGGATAAGGATGTATACCTGACCAAGGGCAGTATCACGAAGATCGAGCAATACCCGGCCAATTTTCGGAAGCCGGTATCGCCTAGTAACCCTACCAGGCCGCACCAGGTCATAAAGTTTTACATCCAGTTCCGAAGTGGTGAGGAATTCATTTTCGGCCAATCCACACCGGTGGAGGGCTCCGATGATTGACCTGGCCCGGGAAACTGCAGAGATCTGCATGGATATGTTCGGTGAGGGGATCATCTATAACGGCGAAGAAAAAAGAGCAATTGCCAACGTCGAGATGATTGAGCTCTCTGGATACGAGCAAGCGGTTGAGCAACGAATGACCATCAGCATTCTGACTGCGGACTACCCGGCGATCACACCTGGGGCGCTGGTTGAGGTTCGTAGCAAATCGTACCGGGTCGATCAACAGATGGAAACGCAAGACGACCCGAACATCATGGTGAAACTGGTGCTGCGATGAGCTACAGCATAAATACCAAAGACATCAGTAATGCCACCGGGCTGCTCCGGGGTGCAGTGCGCGCTGTTGAGAAGGCCCAGATGCGTGCGATCAACCGAACTGCCAGCAAAACACGCACAGCGGCCAGCAAGGCGATCCGGAAGGATGTCAGGCTCAAGGCCAGCTACGTAAACGAAAACCTGAAGGTAAGCCGGAAAGCATCAATCAACAACCCAGAGGCAGTTATCACTGGCCGTAAGCGCCCCACCCGCCTGGCCCGGTACGGTGCCAAACAAATGAGTCGTGTGGCAAAGCAGGCATCCGGCGATACGTCCCGCGGCATTGCCTCTGGCAGAAAGCAGGCCGGTGTATCCGTTGCAGTCAAGAAAGGCGGCAGCCGAAAAAAAATGCGCAAAGCCTTTCTGATCCCTCTGAAGGGCTCAAACGTCATGGGTGTTTTTGTCCGTACAGGGCGCGGCAAGAAAGACATCAAACACCTGTACGGCCCATCGGTTGACCAAGTGTTTCGTGCGGTTCGCACTGATCTGAAGCCACAAATCCGCCGCAACCTGGTAACCGAGTACGAGCGCCAGCTGGCCAACGCACTCAGGCAGGAGTTGAAACGATGAGCCGCGGAACCGAACTCACAGACAGAATCATGCTGGCCCTCTCCGAGATAACACTGGCTGGCGGCTATCAAACAGATGCGGGGCAGCGCGTAAAGCGAGGCAGGCCAGAAAGCCTGCAACTGAAAAGCTCTGATCTGCCCATGATTTCAGTCAGCACGGAAATCAACGCCCCCGAAGCCGTCAAGCCGCGCACTGTTCGCAAGCTACGCAGCGTTGAAATTGTCGGAATGGTCGATGCCGCCGACCGCGATTATGAGCCGGACCTGGACAGCCTTGATGAAGATATATCGATAGCGCTGGCAAAGCTCACCGGTATTGATGAGCTGCCGGGCACGCTGTCACTGGAAATCTCCGGCGGGGAGTACCGGCACCCCGATAGCGGATCAAACATAGCCGGCGTTACGCACACGGTCACGATTGGCTATGTGCTGACAACCAAACCCCAGCCATAAAGAGGAACATCACCATGGCATTAGTTTCCGAAACTCGCGGCTACAAAGGCCGTGGCCGCTTTATCCTCCGCCCCCTTGGTGGTGGCCGTCCATTTGAGCTTGGTAACGTGACCGGGTTCAGCGAATCCATTGAAATCGACCGCCAGGCCCGTCAGGACTACACCACTGCAGCCGGTGGCGAGTTGGACGTAAACGAAAACGTATCCACGTTTACCTTCGAGGCCACCTGCAACGACATCACTCCCAAGAACTTGGCTGCCGCGTTCCTGGCAAATTCTGAGTTGCTGGGTGACCAAGCTATCACCGGCGAAACCGTAAGTGTCTGGAGCGGCACCCGTGTAGGTTTCAAATACCTGCCTGATCCAGATCAAACCGTAACGGTTGAAACTACCGATGGTTCACCTGTGACTCTGGTAGAGGGTACCGACTACGACCGCACTCCCCACGGCATCCGCATCAAAGATGCGCCTACCAACATCACTTTTGCCACTCTGGACGAAGAGCTACAGGTCACCGTCAGCTACAACCGAAACCCGCAGTATCTGATCCAAGCTCTGGCGGCTGCTCAGCAAACCTATGAGTTGCGCTGGGAAGGCCTGAACGCGGTAGACGGTGGCAACCCGATGAGCGCTACCTATTTCCGCGTCAAACTGTCGCCCACCTCTGGCTTCCAGCGCCACGGTGGTGATGACTTCGCAGAGCTCGCGCTATCCGGAACTGTACTGGCGGACGAAACCCGCACAGGTGCCGGGCTGAGCCGTTTTGTCGAAATGGCAATGATCTAAGCCGGGAGGCGCTGCAGCAACATGGCCGGAGGAAACGACGAGCGCGTCAATCTATTGATTTCAGCCCTGGTGGACGGCCTCGAAAACGTGGCCGCCCTCTCAGGCGAGCTGAAAGAACTGGAAAAATCCGGCAAGGAGCAGGTTGAGGACAACACCAAAGACCTGCGCGAAGGCGCTGATGAAACCAAGGGGGTCATGGAAGGCCTTCGCGCCAACATCGGAAAAGTGGTTGCTGCAGGCGCAGCGCTCGGCGGTATTGCGGCAACCCTTAAATCCGTAAGCAGCGAAGCGGCTGCTTATGAAACCCGGATGAAAAAGCTGGAAGCCGTTGTTAACGCAACAGGCGGTGCAGCCGGTTATACAGCAGAGGAAATCCGTAGCCTATCCCAAGAGCTTGCGCTGGCAACGCTTGGCAGCGTTGAAGAATTTGAAGACGCCAGCGCTGCTCTGCTCACCTTCAAAAGTATTTCCGGAGAAGCCTTCGGCCAGGCTCTGGAGCTATCCAAAGACCTGGCTGAAGTCATGGGCGGTGATGCCGGCTCTGCTGCCCGGCAGCTTGGCCGCGCCCTGGAAGATCCCGCTCAAGGGCTCAACATGCTGCGTCGTTCTGGCGTGTCGTTTACCGATGCCCAGCGCGATGTCATCAACAGCCTGATGGAAACCGGCGAAGTCGCCGAAGCTCAAAAGATCATCCTTGAGCAGGTGGCCGCCCAGGTTGGCGGCGTTGCCCGCTCTATGGCAGACGGAACGCTGGATGGCGCCCTGGACACCTTGGGGCAGCGCTTTGAAGAGCTGAAAGTAAAGTCCGGCGAAGCCATTAATCCAGCTTTGGTGCAGCTGACCAACCAGCTTACCGGCGTACTGGAATCTCTGGCGGCAAACATCGAGGAGATCAAGCAAGGCGCAGAGATTGTTGGCTCCGTGGCCCTGACTGCCTTTGCCGTAAAAATGGCCGGTGCGGTGGCGACAGCAAACGTGAGCCTGACTGCTATGTCGGCTCGCCTGCTGGCCATGCCTGCCCAGATCAACGCGGCAGCAGCCAGCATGTCACGCCTGCAAAAATCCGTTGCCCTGGTTGGCAGCGCCTTTGTCGGCTGGCAGGTTGGCACCTACCTGAAAGATGAGTTTGTCGAGATAGAGCGCGCCGGCATAGCTTTGGCTGGCGGACTTACAAAAATGGCAGAGCGAGCGCGCTTTGCATTTGAGGTTTTAAACACGCCGGTCGATAGCAACACCCTGGAAAACATCAGCGCCGCATATGACCGCATGCAGGAAAAGCTGATTGAGATCGATAACACCTACGCCGATATGTTTGCTAATGCCGGCAAGGCTGCGGAATCACAAAAGAAGCTTGGCAAAGAGGGCGAGGACGCCGGCGAAAAACTCAAAAAAGGCGGTGACAAAGGCGCAGGCGGGCTCTCCGATCTTGAGAAAGAGGCGCAGAAAGCCAAGTTGTCGGTAATTGCACTCAACAAAGACCTGGGAAAACTTGGCCTTGATCCAGAGAAATACCGGTCCGGCCTGTCCACTATCGAAAGCGAAACCATCTCTACGTTTCAGAAAATCGTTAGCAGCACTCAGGCGTCCGGCAAACAAATAGCAGACTCATTTACCCAGTCGTTGTCTCGCGTCAGTGTCGATGCCATCCCACAGCTAACAACCAGCTTGAAGCAGGCGATGGATGATGGGCGTATTTCCGTTGAGCAATTTCAGAAGGCCAGCGAAGAAGCCGCTGATACATTCCAAACAAAATTCTCAGAGGCCATTGAAGCGGCCAATACCAAAGAAGGCCTGGCAGAGCTCCGAGAAAAGATTGAAGGCCTGAAGGATGCTGGCGAGATTGGAGCCGCAGGGGCCAACAAAGCGCTAGAAACAATTCGTAAGAAAGCCCTCGCCCTCGACGGCATTACGATTGACGTTGGCCTCAAGGACATCGCAAAAGATGCCGAGGAAGCCGGTGATGCAATTGACGATGTCGCGGACAAAGCTAAAAAAGCAAAAGAAGAAGCCGCAAAAGCACGCGATGAGTTCCGCGCAGCATGGGGGGACGCCTTCGGTGCCGCCCTAACCGCCGCCCGCACCGGCGTAACCCAGCTCAGCGCCGCTGCTCGAAACATGTTCGAGACCAAGATCAAGAGCAATGCGTTTGTAGAAGAGACTGTAAACCTACGCGAGCAGCTGGAAAAAACCACCGAGCAAGTGCAAAAGCTGGCAAAAGCCCAGCGCGCCACTATGAGCACCAAGCTTTCAGGCTGGTTCACAGACATTGCTCTCGCGGCTGCTGAGGTGAAAAAAGAGTATTACGAGCAGGCCATTGCACTGGAATCCTTAACCCAAAAAATGAACGCCGGCCAGCTCAGCATGCAAGACCTGGACTACTGGGCCGCCCGTGCAGACAGCAAATTCAACCTGCTCGACAAACAAACTCTCTCCGGTCTGCAAGGAGCAATCGATCAGGCCCGCAGCAAAATCGAAAGCCTGGAAAGCTCCGCCGAATCCACACTCAATTCGTTGAGTCAGAGGCTGGCGGAAATCCAGGGCGACACCGAACGCGCCCAGCAGCTGCAGTACGAAGCGGAAAAGAAGCGCCTAATCGAGCTCCAAAAGCAGGCCGCGCAAGAAGGTGCCGACAACGCCGCTGCAGACTACGGCAAGGCGCTCCAGCAACTCGAAAAAATCAACGCTATTGAGCAAAAAAGCCGTCGCGAAGCTGAAAACGAGCGCGAAAAAGAGGCGGCAGACCGCCAGGCTAGGCAGGAGCAGGCAGAGCGCGAGCGGCAGCAGTTCGAGCGCCAGCGTAGCCAAACCACAACATCGTCCCAAGCCCGCACCGAAACCGTCAAAACCGTCAACGTAAACCTTGGCGGGCGGATGGTGCGAGTGATCGCCGGCGACGAAGACAATCTCATTCGAGCACTGGAAAACGCACGGAGTACCGCGCTGTGAGTATCACGCTATCAGACGGCACCAACACCATAGAGCTGCCGCCAGAAATGAACTGGTCAGACCGTATATGGTCGCCAGTGGCCCAGAGCTTTACCCGGGGCCTAACCGGCAAGCCGATCATCATGTCAGATGCCAGCCAGTTCGGGCGCCCTATCACATTGGAGCCCCCCGGCTGGATGCTGGCAACCCTGGAGCCGCAGATCATCACCTGGCACAACACGCTGGAGCAAAAGCTCACGCTGAACTTCCACGGCGAAACTCATACCGTCCAGTTCCGCCACCACGATGGCCCCGGCTACGAAAGCACCCCAGTGCGCTATGTGATCGCGCCCGGCCCAGACCACAAAGTTATCCCCACATTCCGTTTCATCACCGTGGAGCCGTAACCCATGCCCATACAAGAACAGAACATTAAATTCCTGAAGTCGCAGGTGATGGGCGATGTGCCAGAGGGCGGCGGTGCAGCAACCGGTACCGAAATCCCTGATGGGGTGATGAACAACGTGTTCGAGGACATCAGCGACCTTGATCGCGCCATGGGTCGCTTCAACCTCCGCAAGCTGTTTCTTGCCGTCCGCACCCTGAGCACGGACCTGTTCGGTGGCGCGAAAACCGTTGTAACAGCCCTGCCCGAAGACGGCGCCATTGGCTACACCCTGTTTTCCACAAATGATCCGTTCGATACCCGGGAGCAGGCAGCCAGTCGGGTTGAAGCGTACCTGTTCAAAGGCCCCATGTGGCACGGCGCGCTATATGAAAACCACATAGAAGGCATGCGACAAATAAGAGTCATCCAACGCGAGGGCTCAGAGCTGCCGCCCCGAGGCCGCACACTAACGCTTGTGCAGAACGAAGGTTTGCCCGATGAAAAAGAGCAGTACGTACGCATAACGGAGGTAGAGGCCACGCTTCGGGTGTTCACTGACCCCTCATCCGGCAAAGATTTTGTTCGACTGATTGTCTCCATGGATCTATCCGATGCCCTCCGATTTGATTTTTCAGGGCATACGCCAAACATTGGCGATAATTACAACTACACAAATGGCGCTCGCCTTCGGGACACAACAGTAGCCGACGCGACAAGATATTTTGGGGCCCAAAAAACAGTTGCCGCTGCAGGCATTGGCGATAAAACAATCCGTACACAAAGCATGTTTACCCAGCTTGTCCCGGCCGCCCAGTCCGAAGAGCCTTTGGCCAACCAGCCGCTAAACCCTTCGCTGATCCAAACCATTGAGGCTGGCGCTCGCACAGTAGAGGTGCCCCAGCAAGCGCACACCCTGGCCCGTGACGTAACCCCGGAAAACCGCCGATATAACTGGATAGAGACCCTTGCCCCCGTGCCCGGCCCAGGCGCCTACAGCATCAGCTATATGGCCCAAGGCAACTGGTACACATTAGTCGATGACGGCGAAGGCGTGATAAGCGGTTCAGACCCCGGATTCGGCAGCGGAACCATTGATTATGTGACGGGTAACACCAGCGTTACACTCGGCGCCCTGCCAGACGCAGGAAGCCAAATCATCCACATATACGGCTCCCGCGTGCATTATGAAGTGCGCTCCGGCGCAGACTCTCTGGCTGTTGATCGCGTAGCAGTACCAATCAATCTCAATCACAACCCGGTAATTGCTAGCAGCCTCAGCATGACCTGGCCCGCCGGCGCCGACACACTAACGGCGACCGTGGACGCAACCGGCACCGTAACGGGCGCCGCAACCGGGCATATCGACCCAGGCAGCGGCGAGGGAGAAATCTATTTAACCAGGCTCCCAAACCGCGGCAGCGATCTGGCTATTAGTTACAACTGGTACGAGGCGGACGATCCCGGGCAAAGCGTATACAAGCGTGACCAGCCAGTACCCACCGGCAGCACCATAACGCTGCCAGATATACCAAAGCCCGACAGTCTGGCGCTTGAGCTCACAGTTACGGATCCCAAGAGTCGCGCCGATATCACGGTAATTGCCCGGGATAAAGCCGGCATCCTTACCGTACCCCCGCAGTTGGCAAAAAACTCAAGCTATCACCAGGTCGAAACTGAGCAAGCCATCGGCACAGTGAACGGCGCAACGGTCACTATCTCAACAATGGATATCCAGGTTAAGCGCAACATCTGGCTTGGCTTTGGATACGCATCTGCAAGCGCATAAGGGGCAATCATGCAAATCGACATCACCAAAGACGCGCTCGCCAGCTATGTAGTTGATGGCGTGACTTCTACCAGCCAGCCGGGGAGCACGATAGCGCCCCTGGACGAGCTGCAAGTTAGGCTGGCCCCGGGAATCACAGACGGCATAGTTCCGGATTCCGTGCGCTTCACTCTCGGCGGAAAAAGCTACGACGACCGGGCTGGCGGGATAGTCACCGACATAAACCCACAAACCGAAAGCGGGCTGGCGGCTGGCGTCATCGATTACGATGGCCGGCAAGCAACCATTAGCTTCTGGGAAGACGGCGAAAACACTGCTTTAAACGTAACCAGCCTGCTGACAATTTACGGCCAGTGGACGGCAACAGAAGGCTTTTTCCGCACAGCCAGCGCCCCACTCAAACCAGAGTCGCTACAGATCACCGGCGCCGCGGAAAACGGCACTCAGGTAGTTGCTACAGCGGATCAAAACGGCGAATTTACCCACGAGTGGTGCCAAGGCACCGTAAACTACACCTTCGGCACCGCCGCGGTAAGGTTCGGAAAGCTGGTGCCAGACGCCAGCCTAAGCCCCGAAGAAAAAGCAGAGCCCTGGTATGACGCCAACAACGTAGACGGCAGCGGAAACATCTACAAGCCCTTACCTATGGTGACCAGCAGCTTGCGCTACAACGCCGTAGCCTTTACCTACCTGCCACTGGACGCCAGCATAGTCGGCATCGATGCCGTGCGACTGCCCGCCGATGGCCGGGTGCCCATCTATCGCCCCGGCGATGTGGTTATGGTCATGCACCCACAAGACACAGCGCCACAAACCGTGGCCGCCGGCGACACCATCGCCACCCGCCCGAGGGTGGCATGGGTGCGCGTGATCGACGCCAACGGCGACAGCGTAACCGAGGGCTACAGCCTCGACCGCGCCACCGGCACAGTTACGTTTGACGATGTCACTGGCGTAGCCATGCCCGTAACCGTACGTCACACCGTGGGCGACTTGAGGTTGGTGGTGGATGTGCAAATCACCGGTGAAATCCAGCTATCCCGCGAACTGACCCACGACTACCCGGCCAATGAATCCATCGTCGCCAGCTGCTTGATACACGGCGACCGCCGCGCCCGAGTGGCTGCCACCTGGGATCAGAAAAATTGGGATGGATCGTGGAGCGACGCAATCAAGGGCGATGAAGCCACCGCAACGCTCAACCTGATCGACCACCCCATCACCGTCACCAACGAGGGGTGCGACACCGACCGCTGGCTACTCCGCTGCACCAACGCCAGCAGCAACAACTGGGAGCTCATCAGCGAGCGCCGAGGGCTTGTATGGCGCGGCGTTTACACCCAAAACGGTGACGACATAGCGCCCATCAACCCCCGCACCCGGGGTGAGCAAGGCCAAGGCGGAACGCCCTACATGGTCATCCCGGCAGCGGCCAACGGAGGCGGCTGGGAAACCGGCAACGTGGTGCGCATCAACACCGTGGGCGCCATTGCCGACTTCTGGATTGCTCGAGCTATACAGCAGTCCGAAGAGCCGTTGGACGATGGTGCAGACGGCTGTGAAATCTACGCCCTGGGCAACATAGATAGGCCATAGGAGGCAGTATGGACATATCACCAGCCCACGAAGCCGCGCGGGTGGAAGCCAGCCGCCTGCCGGCGCTTTACGCCAGCCTGGAGCTGCTAAAACAGCCCGACCCACAGGCCGCCCCGGCTACCCTGGAAATCTACGGCACGCCCCGCCCAGTGGCCGGCGACCCGCCCGGCGGCGCGCCCATCGTAACGCTGGAGCTTATACGCACCGCCGGCACCATCGATGACGAGCTGATCGAAATGCGCCTGGCCGTACCCATATCCGCCCAGATAGCCGGCGCAGACCCGGCCACCGGCACCATTCCAGAATGGGGCCGCATAAAACAGCCGGACGGCGCCTGGTGGTCAGACTGCAGCGTGAGCGTAGATGGCGGCACTGGTGAGCTACAGATGCCGCAAACTGGCACCGAGGGCGGAAGCCCCGTGGCCCGGCTTTTTAACGGGGCCACCGCACTAATCTCATCCGCAGTTTTCAGGGGGTAA